CGACGGCAAGACGATCGAGCAGAACTTCACCCAGAGCTTCGAGGAGAGACTGGTCTACAAGGACAAGGAGGGCAACTGGATCACCAACATCCTGATGATCCCCCAGAAGACCGAGGCCAGCTACTGGGACCAGGTGCTGAACAAGGCGGGCTCCATCAACGACATCGCGGACGCCGGCAAGGCCAACACCGCGTTCGCCGTGAACGGGAACCACTCGAACGACGCCGTGATCGTCAAGCGCTTCCACCTGTGGGGCCGCGACAACAACGTGCCGACCAGCACGGTGCACGACGCGTTCTTCACCCACATCGCGGACCTGCTGCCCGGCAGGACGGCCCTCCGCGGCATCTACGCCAAGACCCTGGACAAGAACGTGGTCAAGATGACGCTCGACGAAATGAGGGCGCGCGGGCTGTCCAAGGAGTTGTACGACGCCTTCCTTGACGAGGCCATCGACAAGGGGCTGATACCCGTCGCGGGTCGGTCTGTCGTCGGCGGGAAGGTGCTGGCCGAGGAGGACATCCTCACCCAGGACGATGTGCTCGAGGAGGTCCCCTACGACTTCGAGCGTAACTACGGCTGGTACGGGGTCGGGTAGGGCCCACCCCGTTAAATTAACCCGCAAGCGGGCGCGACAGGCTGTGCCTCACCCGCGCTCCCTCGCGGACAACATTCCAGGCGACGGGCTGTGCCCTTAGCCGCATGCGAGCTGTGCTCGAAGGAAGACACGAATGAAGGTGAATCCGAAGCAGATCGAAGACCCCGACAACGAGGGTCAGATGATCGACAACCCGAACTACGACTCGACCAAGGACGAGGACGGCAACCCGATCGAGGGCGGCGGAGACGACGACGACGAGGACGACGCTCCTGCAGGCCAGACCGAGATCGAGAAGGCGGTAGCTGCCGCCCTGAAGCCGATCAAGGCCAAGCTGAACAAGGCCTACGAGGAGCGCAACACCGCGCTGACCGAGAAGGCCAAGCTCGAGAAGGCCGAGCGTGACCGGGAGACCCAGCGCCTCAAGGACGCGGGCGAGGCCGACAAGGCACACGCACGCGAGCTCGAGGACCGCGACCAGGAGCTGGAGCAGCTCCGCGAGGCCAACGTCAAGCTCACTCGCGACCGCGACGTGGGTGACGCGCTGGCAGCGTACGACTTCAAGACGCCCCGCGCGAAGGCCAACGCGATCCGTGACATCACGGAGGACCTGACCCGCAACGAAGACGGCACTTGGACGACGCGGGCGGGGGAGTCGATCGAGGAGTTCGCCAAGGCTTTCATGGAACAGGAGGATAACTCCTACCTGCTCAAGCCGAAGCAGAACCGTGGATCTGGCACGGACCGCACCAAGACCGACCAACAGGTTCGCCAGGACGGCAAGCCGAAGTCGTTGTTCGACATGTCCACCGAGGACGTGATGCGCAACATCCTTGCGGGCAAGCCGCCCCAGGGATAACCATACACAAGGACACGAATAGATGCCCGCACTCCAGGTACCGCCCGGTGCCGAGAACTTCGTTCTTCGTTCGACCATCGGCGCGTACAGCGACGAGGCGTACACGAACGCTAAGAAGATCTCCACCACGGCGGTCGTCGGCGGCAACTCGCTGATCGACAAGAACACCGAAACCTTCGTCGGCCAGATGCGCTGGTTCACGCCGATGAACCCCGTCATCAACATCGCGTCGATCACCGACCCGACCGACGGTCTGTACAACGACTTCGCGAGCGAGTTCTCGCAGTACATCAAGACCGCGCGCACGTGGGGCGCCAAGCGCCGCAACCTGAGCGAGCTGATCACCAAGGTCGACGACATCAAGCAGATGTCGAAGAGCTTCGGCGAGCACCGCGCGCAGGACGAGGACAACGCCGTACGCGCCGTGCTCAAGGGCGTGGCCGTCGCCGAGATCCTCCACGGCGCAGGCACCGCAGGCGGCGGCGCAGGCAAGGGCGGCCAGACGTTCTACAACGACCCGAACGACAAGAAGTTCGGCTTCTACGTCGACCTCGGCAACGACAAGCTCGTCGAGGACCGCGGCTCGTACGAGGGCGCTGCCCGCGCCGAGGCGATGATCCGCGCGGTCGGCATGGCCTACAAGGACTACGAGCCGGACTACATGTACTGGGTCATCGACCCGGCCGTCCGCGCCAGCATCCGCTCGGCCAACCTGATCGACGGTGACAAGGTCGTCGACGGCGACGTCGAGTTCGAGACCGTGTTCAACGGCAAGTTCCGCCTCCTGCACTCGCGCGCGGACACCTCGTTCTCGCCCGAGGAGATCGCTGCCCTGAACGGCGGCGGCGGCGTCGACATCGTCGGCCGGTACACCTCGTACCTGATCCTGCCGGGCGCGATCGCCATGGAGCAGCTGGACATCCCGAACCCGGTCGGCGTGGACAACCGCGAGGCCAGCTACCACGGCACCGGCGTGGCGGAGATCTGGCACCGCTGGGGCTTCGTCATCCATCCGGGCGGCTACACCTGGGCTGGCGACGAGGAGCACTTCCCGACCAACCAGGACTACGCCTCGGTCCGCGTGGGCAGCACGACCAAGCGCGTCGCTGACCTCCAGGCCGGCGACCACGCGACCGTAAAGGGCGTCTGGCAGCGCAAGACCGCCTCGGTCCTGTCGCTCGGCATCCTGCCCGTCTTCCACGGGTAAGCGGCCATGGTCACCCTCGTGGTAGGTTTGAACAGCAACGTGACGTACGAGCAGGCGGTCGAGTACTTCACCACCCGCATCGACGTCGCGGCCTGGGACGAGGCTCCGGAGGATGACCAGAAGAAGGCGGTCGCCACCGCTACGGCCATGCTCGACCAGCTGGACTGGGAGGGCAGGGCTCTGGACGCGTCTCAGCGCGGCGCGTTCCCCCGCAAGCTGTGCTTCTTCGACCCCCGCCTGGGCTTCCGGGTAGAGGTCGAGGGGGTGCCCGACCGGGTGGAGCAAGCCACCTGCGAGTTGGCGTACCACCTCCTGAACAACGACGGCGTGCTCGACGAGACGGGCGGGGTGCAGAGCCTCAGCCTGGGACCGATCGAGCTGTCCGGCGTGACCTCGGCAGCCCCGATACCGGAGAACGTCCGGCGTCTGGTCAAGCCGCTCCTGCTCAGCAGGAAGCGCCCTCCGGTGTGGAGGGCCTGGTGACGTGGGGTACTCCAACCTAGTCGACAGGCAGGTTGCCCTGGCCTTCAACAAGGTCAAGGACCTCGCCGTGGTGGCTACGCTGCGCAAGGCCACGGACGTCAAGTTCGACTTCAACGCGGGCGAGGTGAGAGCCTCCGGTCCCGGCGACAAGGCCGTCAAGGTCGTGGTCGTAGACGAGAAGAAGCCGAACAAGGGGTCTAACACCCTGGTCCGCAGCCTCATGGCCAAGGCGTCCGACCTCGGGGAGCTCAACGGCTCCGACGTCTTCGTCATGGACGGCTACGAGTGGTCGGTCGGCGGAGTCCTTCACAGGACCGGCCGCGTCTGGCTGTTCGAGGTCTACAGGGAGACGTAGACGTGGGTCGCTTCGAAGACACACAGAAGGCGGTCTTCTCCGTGTTCGGCAGCCCCGCCTGGGTCACCGAGGACATACAGACCGTCCCCCAGGACGTCGCCCTGACCAGCCTCGGCAACGAGTTCGTCAGGGTCAGCGTCGTGGCTTCCGGACTGAGCGTTAACTCTCTGTCCGTATCAGGCGTCGTTATAGCAGACATCTTCACGGCCGCAGGCAAGGGTCCGACCCGAGCCATGCAGATCGCCGACGCCCTCGACCGTCACCTACTGGACAAGCTGGTGCCCATCTCGCCGACCCGCTCGGTGCAGTTCAGGCAGTCCACGCTCTCGCCCAGGGGCACCGACGGCGACAACAACACGCTCTCGAGGTCACAGTACACTGTGCCCTTCAACATGTTCGGAGTTTGAACGAATGGCTCACTTCACCGGCATCGGCGCCGGCATCTACACCGACCTCGCGGTCGCGACGCCCGCCGCCGAGCTGACCGTATTCCCGACCACGCAGGCCGGCTTCGCCGCTCTGTTCGCGACGGAGATCCAGAACCAGGGCGGTACCCGCGCAGCCGGCGCGTTCGTCCGCATCAAGAACGTCCGCGAGTTCCCGCCCATCGGCACCCCGGCGAACATCGTCAACGTGCCCGTCTACGGCGCGCCGACGAGCTCGCAGGTCCAGGGCCAGTCGGACGCACCGACGCTGGAGCTGACGCTCAACTACGTCTCCAACGACTGGGGCAAGGACGCGACCACGATCACGTCCTACATGGTCGGCGACGGCATCCAGCGCGTCTTCCGCTTCTCGCTGCTCAACGCGCAGCCGGCGGACTACGGCCACGCGGCGGCGAAGATGGGCGCGGTGCCCAACTCGTCGTACTTCTTCATCGGCCGCATGGAGGCGCTGCAGGTCAACCCGCAGCTCACCGACGCCAACACCGCCACGCTGACCCTGTCGATGCAGGGCCAGTTCTACGGCGCGTACACCGTCTAATCGACGGCAGGGAGGGTCCTCAGGGCTCTCCCTCTTGTGGGGAGGTCGTCCAGTAGGTAGGACTCCGGTCTCCAAAACCGGCAACTCTGGTTCGAGCCCAGACCGCCCCGCCAACCATATAGAGAAACATCATGCCAGACGATCAGGCCGCCAAGCCGTTCGACACCGGCTACGTGATGCGTACCACGGCCAAGCACTGCCGCCGTGACATCGACATCTCGATCCGGAAGACGTACGACCGGGTGCAAGACTTCCCTGCGGACAGTCCGCAGTCGCGCGAGGTGTTCAAGGCTCTCGGAGCCCTGCACGCTTTCCGCAAGATGCTGGACGATTTCCAGCGCATCAACCAGATATATTTCAAGAGTGAGTGAGGACGACATGGACGACACGACCAACAAGAGCGCGCCGACCGGCATCATGGCGCTGCTCGGCCGGAAGATGCACAAGACCGTCAAGTTCCTGGGCGCCGACGTCAAGATCTACAAGCTGACGGTCGCCGAGGTCAAGGAGATCCAGGACAAGGCCAAGAGCCTGGAGTCGGACGAGGAGGCGGGCCTCGACATCCTGCGCACGGTGATCCGTCGCGCGGTCGAGGGGGGCGCGGAGCTCCAGGACGCCGACTTCGAGGCGTGGCCCATGGACGAGCTGTCGAAGCTGTCGAACGAGATCATGAAGTTCTCGGGCATCGCCGGTGACCAGGGAAAGTCCGACTAACAGACGAACAGCTGGCCCTGTACGAGGTCGCCCACAACCTAGGCAAGTTCGTCTGGGAGGTGGCCGACCTGCCGTACACGGAGCTGCTCGGCTGGTACGACTACTTCGAGCGCCGCCCGCACGGCTGGAGGGAGGACGACAGGGCCTCCAAGATAATCCAGTCCGCGGGCGTGAAGGAGAAGCCGTGGGTGCTGTTCCCGTCGCTGGAGCGCATCTACAAGCCCGAGAGCGCGGTCGAGGGCGACGAGGCCGGGAAGAGCCTCGGAGGCTCCGCGTTCTTCCAGAAGATGATGCAGGCCGTAGGAGGGGACAAGATCGCGCTATGATCAAGGTCAAGATAAAGGGCGACCTGTCCCGCGAGATAGCCGCCAAGGTGGCTGCCTCGACCACGACGGTCGTGAAGAGTGCCGTCGAGGCGCTCAGGGACGCTACCCCGGTCGACACCGGGGAGGCGAGGGACGGGTGGCGCCTGGAGAAGGACGCCATCGTGAACGACGTGGAGCACGTCTCGTTCCTCAATGATGGAAGCTCGCAGCAGGCCCCGGCCTACTTCATCGAGCAAACTCTGTTGTCACAGAAGGGCGTAGTCCCTAGTGGAACAATCGTTAGGCCGCAATGACCTACACCCCTGCTAGGCTGTTATGTCTGGCGGGGGTTTAATTTTAGAGAAGGAGGTACTATGTCGGGCGTTATTATCGACGTAGAAACGAACTCTGAGAAGGCCAAGAGCGACCTGCGTTCACTGAACCGGTCGCTGGCAGACATGGTACTGTCCGGCAACAAGGCCGGTCGCTCGCTGTCCACCGTGGACAACGGGCAGTTCAAGCAGCTCGACAAGAGCGTGCAGCGGTCCACCGAGAGCATGAAGAGCTTCGGTCGCTCCGGCTCCTCCTCGCTGAGGGCCGTCGCCAGCGACACCGCCGCGCTCCGGGCCAACATCGACATCCTCAAGGGCTCCGTGCTCGCGGTCGCGGGCGTCTTCGCGGCCACGCAGGGCGCTAGGCTCTTCACCCGCGCGGGCGACGACCTGCTCGAGATGCAGAACCGCCTCAAGCTGGTGACCGAGGGCACCCGCGAGCTGGCCACGCGCCAGCGGCAGCTGTTCTCGACCGCGCGCGACACCCGGACCTCGTTCGCGGCCAACGTCCAGATCTTCACGACCTTCTCGAAGGCGC